TTAATAATCCACTTTTAAAGTATTGTTCAACAGTTTTAGTAGGATCAGAATCAATAATCATTTGAATTTCTTCAATAGCTTTTTGTTTTTCTGCTCGCTTAAAATCAGCTGCGCCAGATGGATCCAAAGCATCAATTTGGTTTGCACGAGTTATAAAGTTAGTGTAAATCGCGTATGCCTGATTAATCTTATCTTTTACTTCTGGCTTAACTGCAGCATTTGGAGAGTTAACATAGTTGTATGCAGAATCAACAAACTCTGCAGCATCTGTATTATCTACACCTTGCCTAATGTACTGATCTAATCCAGGTACTTCAAGCATAAACTGATCACGTTTTCTTTGATAGAACATTAAAGCACTTCTACGTGTGTCAGCATTCGTAAATGGAATATTACGAAGATCTTCTGCTTCTTGATCTTCAATATCGTAGTAAGCATTAGCATAAGCCTGAAGCGTTACCTTATCAAAGTAGTCACCAATATACTTTGAAAAAGTTTTATCTTCTGGAATTCTATTTACAATGCCAGCTGATTCTGCCCACTTGTAAACTCCAGGAGAAAATTCTCCAGAGTTGGGAGCAAAAACTAAAGCACCAACACCATACTTAGCAATATCTTCACGATTGCTAATAGCCCAATCTTGCATTTCATTAGAGTAATCAATAATAGGCTTAACACCTTCTTGATTAGTAGAAACTACATATGCAAGTTTTCCTGGATTTTTACCCATCCAAGTTGCTAAAGCAAGTTCATAATGATTTTCTGCATCTGGATACTTTAATGAAATCTCATCAAGTACTTCATAAAAACTAGCTTTCATGCTAACTACGCCATTATCTTTTAAGTAAGTCGGCAAGTCTTTTGTATCTTTAGTTTGTACAGATACTGGAAGAACCATTCCAAGAAGTATGCGAGTAACAATAATATTATGTGCAGAAATCTTTAAGGTATGAAGATACTCACGCTTAGCTTTATCGAGTTCAGCAGTGTTACCAGCGTAATCAGCTGGATCAATACCTAAGCCATTTGCCTGATTGTAAGCAATCGCTTGAACGTAAGCAGAAACTTCTTGCTGATCTCTTTCATCTGGATTAAGCATCTTCCAAACATTGTTAACAAACTTTGGAACAACAGCATTTCTAAAGTTTACGTTGTCACCCATAGTGCCAAGAGTCCACTGATCTAAATCTTCAACTTGATTTGCAATAGGATCAACTCCACCAAGCAAAGACTTAATTGCTAATATGGATAAAGAACCAGCAGGACCAGACAAATATGGAACACCAGCATCAGTTTGAAAAGATGGGTTCATTGCGGTTATGTTAAAAGTAATGTCATTAAACAATGGTTGACCAACGCCAACTTTGCCATTACTTAACATCTGCAACGTACCATTTACTGCACCATAAATAACATCATCCATAGGCAGAACGGCATATTTTTGACCGTCTTTATCTTCGTGAACATCACCAAAAGCATTAAGTCCAGTAGTCATTAGACGCATACGATAAATCGTACTTAGTTTATTATCTTTAACAAGACGATACATACGACGATGAAAGTCTTCAACTGCACGATAGAAACGACCAACGGTTCTTACATTATATGCAAATACAGTTCGTACATCTGGATTATCAGCAAACTTAAGAACTTGATTAGTTGCTCTTGTTAATGCACGATTAGTAAAAAATTCTTCAGATTGTTGAGTTGCTATTTTTGCAGCCTTACCTTGCTCCATGCCTTGAGACACTAATCTAGCTTGAACATCTCTTTTCATTGCAGCTTCAGTACCAGCATCTTGCTTGCGGTAAATCATGTAGTGAGCTTGAACAGAAGAGTTGCGGTAAATATCATCAGTTGCTCGACTCATCATTTCATATAGTCGATCACCGTACTTACGATAGTTTGATACTAAACCATATTCAAAATCTAAATCAGAAACAATTTCTTCTTTAGGTCGATGATTTTTAACTAAACTTGAATAACTTGGAATTTTAATGTTTCCACTTGGATGTAAGAAATCATTTTTTTTATCCATCATTCTTAAAATTTGTCGATGATCTTTTACATAACCATTAATAAAAGGTTGGAAAACTTTTACTAATGCGTCATTGTAATTATCTATATCACCGTGGAATCGAACATAAAGATCTGCAAATAAATCTTTAGCAAACCTTGCTACCTTTTCAACATCTGGTAAGCCATCAAACTTTTGCATGTGAGTTGTGGAGTCAATAAATCTTTTTACGTCTCCAACTTTTTTATTATTAACTTGCCAAATGCTTCCATTAAAAACAAAACCAGTTGCTTTTAAGAATTGATTAACTGCATTGTTAACATCTTGCGCTGTACGCAAACCATTGTTAGCAATAAATATTGCTGCTGGATCTGCGCCAAACTTAAATGCATCTTGAGAAAAACCAGTAATAAAATTATAAAACATTAATGTGTCAAGTTCAACATCATCTGTTATTTCTCTAATTTTACGAAGAGTGTAATTTCCAGTAGAAGTCATTCCTTCTTCTGTTAAAGATTTATCTAGGTTACTTTTAGAAATAATTCTAGTATCGCCGCGGATTGCTTGTTGGTTTAACGTTGCATCAACAATCTTTAATGCACTAGTATCAGCCATTGCATTAGGATTAAAACGCATTAAGTTCTTTAGATAACCCTGTTCTTGAGCATCTAGCTTATCTCCATACTTAGTTGCAATTGCTAGATCAGCTATTTTATTTCTAGCCCAATCTTCTGCTTCAGCATCATTTGCAAACTTTAATGCATTTGCATTTTTTGTATCATAAATTTCATCACGTTGCTTTTGGGAAATAGCTCGTAATGCACCAATATCTTTGCCAATTAAGGTTCCAACAGTTGATTGTAAAACATTTTTTACTACACCAGTTCCAGCTTTGCTGCCAGTATAAGCAGTTAAAACATTTCCATATCCTTGTGCTCTAAAAAATTCTTTTAAGATTGGAAGTCTTGCTGTTAAAGCAAAAAAGAAACCTTCATCAATTGCTGTTCTAACACCAAGTTGTGGGAACAAAGTTCCTAGACTCCAAAAATCAATAAAGTCTCCAACTGCTTTGCTATTGTAAGTTCCACCAATTAATTTTGCAGCAGTATTAACATCCAGCTTTCCGCCTTCTCTTGCTTGCCTTAATTGACCAGCTGCAACAAATTGAGAAATTTTGCGGTAATCAAGACCACCAATCTGATCTTTCATTTGAGCAGGACCGAGGGGACCTAAGACATCCGTAGATACAGTAGACTCACCAAAATGTGTTGGATGTGGTAACGCACCACGAGCAGTGTATGAAGGACCTCCACCATAATGAAAATCAAGTTGTCTCTTCATGTAATCTTTGCCACCTGGCAAACCAAGTATGCCAGTGCTACGAATAATTAATTCATCAAGATTTCTTTTTAAAGTAATTCTTTGTTCTTGAGTAGCTGTTCTAAAATGTTCTGTGTATAAATGAGCAAGCGTCTTATCCTTAAAAGCTAAGTTAGCTTGTTGCCTAACAGTTTCAAGGCTTTCTACAACTTTATCATCAGTAACAAATACACCTTTGTATCCTGGATGCAAAGAGAATTGATATTCTATTTGTTTCTTTAATTTAGCAAGACCTTTACCAGCAGTTTCTTGAATTGTTTTTTCAACATCGCTAAGATTTGCATTTTTTTCTGTTAGATTTGAAAGTAACTTTTGAGTTTCAACTTCATCTAATTCGTCCCAACGAGGCTTGCCAAGAAAAGTATTCTTAATTTTTTCTTTTACTCGTAAACTAAGTTCTCTACCTGGACGTGCAACAGAAGCAGTTTCTCTAGAATGAGCAACACCAGAAACCCTACCCTGAACTAACATTGAAAAATGTTGAGAGTCTGGATTTAAAAATTGATTCTTAAATGAGTCATAATCGGTAACACCTTTTTGCGCCCAGAAATCAATTTCTTTATCAGTTCCATGCTGCTTGTATTTGTTTGAAATTTCTTGCTTAAGCCTACCAGCAGTAACAGCATCTTTTGCTTCCATTGCTTTGGCGTACTCACCAATTTTTTCACCGTAACCAGCAAAGTATTTTGCAGCAGCTGGATTAGCAAAGTATTCAACAGCATTTCTACTTGTAAGAAGTGCTTTAGTTAATCTATTTGCTTTACCTATGTTGCTTGCACCTGCAGTTAGGTATGTTAATGGATCGGCAAAAATTTGAAATGCAAAGTCAATAGCACCAGAACCAACTCTAAATAAAGTTTGATTTTCTTCTGCTTCAATACCTAGTGACTTGTTTACCCAACGTGCAACGTTGCGACCAGGAGACAAACGTGCGCGATCAAATTCATCCATAACACTTGAAATTTTGTCTGGATCATTAAATACTTGATTAACTGCTTCAAGAATAGCTCCATCACTTGGACCCCATGCGTCAATAATTTGACCAGGGGTTTTACCAGCAAGTAAATGCATTGCAGCAAAACTTAATTCTCTACCATGCTTGTTAGTTAATTTTTCTAGTTCGCGATTGTCGTAATTAAAATCTCCATCAAAAGAAGCTTCAAAGTTACCACGAGTCCAAAAACTTTCTCTGTTAATTGTAGACTCTTGAGCCATTCGATATGGAGTATTGTACAACTCGTAGTATTGTTCTGATGCCGCAAATAAAAATCTAAATGGAGACTTAAAAACATCTCCAACACTTAGACCATTATCAATGCCAAGTAATTTTCTTTTTGCTGGATCTTCAACAATTAAATTTTTGTGTGACTTATTTCCATAATCAACTTTGTAGTACTGAAATAACATAGCTTGCCAATCAGGATCTAAATCCTTGTAGGCTTTTGCAGCTTTGTCATTGTCCATAAGCATAAGCTTTTCGTGAGTTGTTTTAATCGCTGACCAACCTTCAATTAGGTTGCGCTCCTCACGAGTAAGATTTACACGTGCTCCAGCAGCATAAAGGGCAGGACTTGCTTCGGCAACACTTGGACTTAAAGATCTTTTAATTGCATCAGTTGGGTTTGAAACAGGTTCGCCAAAAGCATTTCTTTGAGTAAAGTTACTTTGTGAAGCAAAACGATTATCTTGCTCAAATGGTCCAACAGTCACTATACAATGCCTCTGGAATTAAGATCCTGCAAAATCATTTCAACTTCACCTGTTGGATCGTTTTGTGCAAGACGACCTAGTATTTGTGTAGCACTAAAACTACGTGCAGGGAGATTAAGAATTTCTGGTCCAGCACCAGCACCTAAAGGACTTCCAGTAGTAACTGGTTCATTAGGACGTTCTGTTGCTGCAAATAGTCCAGTAACAGGTGGTGCTGATGGTATTGCTTCAGCTCTAGCCATAGGAGCACTAGACATTAATTCTTGAGTAGCTTTACGATCGCCATAAACATTTGGATCACTGTTAACCATATCAGTGCGCTGTGACAATGCACCTGGTCCAGAAACTGGCTTAGCTTGACTGTTGGTACGAACTGGTCGCTTACCGCCTTGTTTTGCCATAACTAATCCTCTTCTTCTTCTTCTTCAGTAAAATCATTTTCTAGTGCATGTTGAATTAATCCAGTTACATGCCATACTGGTGACTTATCATCGAATATTGTGCTTGCCCACCATTGACCGTCACCGTCAAAAAATTCTGCAGTAACAAAATATGTGGTACAAAATGCACCGTCTTGATGAAATGTTCTACCATACTCATCAAGTAGATCTTTTAATTTATTTCTAAATAAAGCTAAACGTTCTTCGTCCGTCATGCTCCGCCACCCAGACGAGCTAGAATACTAGCAACATCTGGTGGTGGACCTGCTGGCTGTTCTGCTGCAGGTGCTGGTGCACCTTGTTGCATTTCTTCAGGAGCTTCAGGTTGTTCTGGCATTCCTGGAGCTTCTTCTACTTCAGCTTCTTCTTTCTTAAAAATTTCCATTACTGCATCTTCAATTGCAGTACCCTTCTTTTTCATATCAATTACCGTAGCAATCTTTTCAATGATCTCTGAAGGGTCAGCTCCATTAGCTGCCATCTGTGGAATTGCTTGAGTTAAGGCTCCTATAGAACCAGCAAGAGCATCACGCATTCGCTCAACATCAATACGATCTTTTTCCAGTCCAACGTTCATGCTCCAGGGAAGTTCACTCATTACAAATTCACGTGACAACAGACCAGCTTGTAACGCTTGCAAGGAGAAGATAAGAGCACGTGATGGATCAAGTCCAGCCATAACTCCGTAACGAACCTGAATGCTGTAGTCATTTTTAATATCTTTAGATGGCTTGTATGTTATTTCGTATGGTGCACCTTGATAAACACCAGCCATTAATTTTTCTTGATCAAATAAAGTCTGATCAATGTGGAAGCAAAGTTCCATAACCTTCTGGAAAGTTTCAGCAAGAATTTGCTGACCAGCCTTTACCTGCGAATCAAAACCACCAAGAAGTGCTTGCACTCCCGAACCAGTGATAATAGACGCATCAATGTTACCTGATCTTCCTTCAGGGTAACGAGCACCCATTCGCATTTCTTGCTCAAGCAGTTGCTGTTCTGTAAATGCACCAGTAGGTAACTCAAGTGCTACACGACGTACGCCAGCAGGATTGTTAGTGCGAATAACGGAATCAGGACCAAAGGCAAATTCAGATACGTCATTGGGTAGAACCAATGGGGCTTGTACAGATTTTTCTGCAGCTTCCATAGCCAACATGCTAAAGCGAGCACGTGCAATCTGTGCCCACAGTACGTCATCAAACTGACCACGTG